GTGCGCGCCTTGTATTGTGGCGAACGGAACGGGTCGGGGACCACTTTGGGGTTTGGTATTGGTTTATACATCGTTTTTTGCTCCCGTAGTAAATTGAACCCGTCAATTGACGGCGGGAACAAACATACGAACGGCGCGACGTGAGACTATGCCACGCCGCGCCGTTCGCACGATGTCTGTTATTCAGGTTGCTTCTCTTGGCGCGATGCTATGGTAACAAACCACTTTCCAATCATGCTCGTATCAACTGAGCCCATGCGATTTATCCCACATGTCCCTACGCCCATGGATCACGTAAACCATCATACGCCACGCTCTACGTGCCACAATCGCGCCAAGCTTCCTAAAGCTTGCCCATGACGTTTGTTACCATCATGACAGATACCGCCCTGATTGTGCTTATCTTGCCTCACCCGGCCTTCCATAGCGCCGGTGCTGATTATTCGGAACCCTCGCGCATGCTGTGCTAAAGCACGCGCGGCCGAACCCTGATATTGTGCTTGCCTCGTATCAATAGGTCTCACGAGTGCAGCGTGTCCCATCGGGGGAGCGCTATGCTCCGCATGCGATGGCGGTCACGGGGCGTGTGGTTCTCGGACAAGACAGGCTAGGCCCCGGCAACCCCGACAGGCTCGGGCGTTGAACTCTCCCGACACCATGCGGCGTATGGGTTTATTCCCGTCGGGCACCCCCCTGGCCCCCCAGGGGCACCTGTCCATGGCGGGGGGTCCGCCGCCGGCCGCGTTGGGTCCTCCCCACCCACATGAAGTCCACTACTGAAAACACAAACTTAAAACGTTACGAAAAATTACCAACCCCACTTACGAAAGGCACGTTAACTTCACGCTTGTATCGTCGTTGGTGTTATGGGATAACTCGCGGAACCCAGGAGGCTCCAATGGCCCGTCACCCGTCCCACGATGAAAAGCCGAACAACGACAAGCCCGAGCATGTATCAGGCGCGTCCGCTCCGCCCCCGGTGGCCACGCCCCATGAAGATCCGCCTCCCGTCACCGTGCGTCCCAACGCCGCCTCGCCCACTTCGGAGAAGCTCGCGTCGATCACCACGACCCATGCCGCCGCCCTGACCGCCGACGAGCTGACCGTGATGCACGCGGCCGAGGTCGAGTTGAAGGCGTACGAGGCATCGCTCGTGGTCATCCCCCCGGTCGAGCCCGCCGCCCCGGTCAATCGCGACGTGCCCTACGCCGAGCAACTGGCCGGCGAGCTGCGCTGCACCATGGGCAACTGGGATGGCGAGCCCACGACGTATGAGTATGGCTGGCACCGCGATGGGACGTTCGTCGTCGGTGGCCCCGACATGTCCTCTTACACGGTGATGACCGAGGACGTCGGCACCACGTTCACCTGCGTGGTGACCGCCACCAACGCCCAGGGGGCCACCGCCGCCCCGCCTAGCAATCCGGTCGTCGTGGCCGCGCCCTGACGGGTCGAGCCGCCTGAGCCCCCTCGGAGCCCCGTCGCGTGGTCGATATTTCGGCCGGGGCTCCGTACTGGCTGAAGGTGGTGGCCGCCATGATCCCGCTCGGGCTGGCCGGCCTGACCACCATCGCGTGGCAGAACTCGCACACGCTGTCCTTGCTGGCGGTATCGATCAACACGGTGCGCGATGACCTGGAGCGCACCCGCGCGGGACTCGAACCGGGTGCCACTCTCAGGATGCGCCTGGACAGGAACGAGACCGAGCTGGCGCACCTGCGCGAGCTGATCGAGCAGCGCTTGACATGTAAATAGCGGGCATCGTATATGTGATATGTTGTTTTACTCTTCTACTCTGAGTCCTACAGTTAACTTACCCGGAGGCCCGTCTCCATCCACCCCCTACCTGCCTCCGGGGATCTTTTCTCAAAATGAGCTTGCGAATTTTCATTCTTCAGGCAATCTCTCGTCCTCTTCGATCATGAGCGCCGCGCGCCGCAGGTCGTCGGCGACGCGCGCGTGATCTTCCGGCGCATCCGCCACATCGTTGACGGTGACACTCATGACCCAGTCGCCGCCGGCCACGAAATGACGTATCGTGACCGTGTACTCGACGGGTTTGGCGCGCAGACGATGGATGATGAACTGATCGTCGTTCATGTCCATCCTCCACTGGAGATCCGTTTCGTTTGCACCACTCTCGGCATCATCGACCGCATGGCGCGCCCGGTCAGGTCCGCCTGCACCGACAGGCAGCCGTACTGCAGCGCGTCGGCGACGTCCGAGTAGGGATGGTTGTTCTTCTCCGGCTTCTCGTCGAGGTGCCCATCGCGCCGCCTCCTGTAATGATATTGCGAGGCCATCGCGCGGATCAGCACCGGGCAGCCAAGTCTTGATATCTGCAAGCCGGGCTGGCCCATGATCTGCTGACGTAACAACTTCTCCACCGCGAGCAGTCTGGGTGGGATGTCGTTGGTCGCACCCGGGTATGCCAGGAACCCATGGCTTTTGAGCACGTCGAACGCGGTCTCCTCGCTGTATTGCGAGCGCTGCGCGCCGGCCGGGTCGGCCACCACGTAGGATCGCTTGCCGGCGTAGGGTTCGTTCATCAGCCTTGGCCTGAGCCGTTCGGCCAGCATCTGGTGCAGCCCCATGTCGTCGGTCACGATCTCCTCGAAGATGAGATAGCGTCCGTGCGTGTCGACCTGGCCGATGAGCGCGCAGGGGGTGCGGCCGAAATCCATCGCGACCAGCAGGGGCCGCATCGGGTTGACCACCGTCTCCATGTCCACCACGTGGGTGTTGGCGTCGAACGACCGGCGGAACACCGCCTGGCCCGCGTTCGATGTTCCCCATTCGGAACGTATCTGCGTGGCTATGCGTTCCTCGGTCGAGCCAGACATCGCGTTTTCGTAATAACCGTCCGGCAGGTTCTCCAGGTTCTCCGCTTCCGGCGAGACGCCCGAAGGCTGGTGGAACAGCTTCCATTTCGGATCCGGATTGAGTACCAGCGCCTCGTGGTACGGGCTGTCCACGTCCCATGGGTTCGAGTCGGCGATCAGCCCGTGCCAGGTCGGCCCGCCGTTGAGCTTGCTCGGAAACCGTCCCAGGCGTTCGAGCAGCGCGGAGACGATCTCGTAGGGCACCTCGCGCACCTCGTTGATCCAGGCGCCGGTCAGCTGCATCGATAACAGCCTGCGCACGTCCTCCTTGGTGTCGAGCGGGATCATCACCCAGTCGGAATGCACGGCGGTGCCGTCTTCGAGATCGGCGCGTATCTGGATCGTGCTGTCGGTGACGAAATACCGGAGCATGGGATTGAGATACTGCATGACGTCGCTGAGCACGGTCGTGCGTAATTGTTGCATTGTATTACGTATCAGGGCGAAGCGCGTGCTACGCCGTCCGTTGGCGTCGGCCACCTGCTGGCGCGCCCGCCTGAGCAGCTCCATGATGCAGCCCATGGACTTGCCGCTTCCGACGGGGCCGACGATGAACCTTACCAGGTGGCCGTCCAGCATGAAGCGCTCGACGGTGGGTGGGGGGACGTAGGCCAGCTGGGTCGGGTCCTCCCCCGGCGCCGGGCTGGTCGGGATGATGAACGGGTCGATGGCGGCGTGGGGGAGATAACCAGTGGACCCCATGCCGCGCCCGCCCGGCATGAAGGGCCTGGGCACGCCGATGTTGGCGCTGGTCATGAGTATAATTTATCTTCCAGGTGGTCGATGACCGTCAGCTGCCTGTCCGAGATGTAGGTGTCCCGCCCATACTGCGCGATCTTCGCCAGCATGTCGGCGACGAAATTCTGTTCCCAGTTCGACATGCGTCCCGAGTTCTCGGCGTCGTGGAGGATCTCCTCCACGCGCGTGAGATCATGGATACCCTCGTCCATCATATCCTCCCCAGCAACAACAATATCAGCAACACCACGATGAGCAGGCCGACGATGCCGAACCCGTAACCGTATTGTGGGTAGGCGGCCCAGGAACCCATTCGGTAACCGTAACCACCGCCGAACAATACGATGATCAGGATCACGACGAGTATTATTCCAAGCGGGCTCATGATCTCACTCCACCAGTTCCCAGTCGTCGTCCAGCAGGTCCGCCTGTGAGCACACCCAGGGTACCAGGGCTCCCCGGGCGGTGCTGATATAAACGTAAGGCAGCGTCATCTTCGAGTGCGCGTCGGGAACCTGTAATGTCAGATACATGCCTTTGTCGTTCCATCCGGCGCGGCGCACGCGGTCTCCGGCGCGTAGCTGGTCGATGGCCCAACCGATATCGGTGTTGTTCATGATCGTGGACTCCCATCGGGGTTCCGCGTGATCGCGACGTTCGCCCACATCGCGCAGTCGCGTAGTTGCCGCAGCACGAACGTTTTATCAGGACCGGCGGGCAGCAGGTCGTCGATGTTGGCCACGAACACCTTGAACAGCGCGCGCGTGGTGTCCATGGTTTCCATCTGAGCGTCGGTTGGTTTTAGGTAACCGAACGTGGTGTCGTGCAAGGTGCTCATGACGTGAGTATCTCCTGGTTGTCCGGGTGTTCGACGTGGCTGTCGGGCGCGTGTTCGATGGTGGTGATGGTTTCCGTTTTGCCGGCGTTCTGGAACACGATGTTCACGCTGAAGCGTCCCACGCCGGGCCCGGCGCCGGCCACCACCGCGCCGCCGCGCGCGCCGGGCGGGTTGTAGACCCCGGCGATGGTGGCGTGCTTCTGCATGGCGTTGAGCCGGGTTTCGTTGGGTGTCCTGGGGTCGAGCATGATCTTCGCGGTCTCCGGGAGGGCGGCGAGCACCGCGTGGCCGGATAGTTTCTTGATACGGTCGTCGACGTTGTCGTCGCTCTCCCACACCGCGCGCATCTCCTTGGCGCGCCGGCGCACCATGGGCTGGTCGCGCAGGAAATCGCGCAGCCGCGATACGTCGGTGAAACCGTAACGGATGGCGATCTGCGAAAAGCTCTGCACGTTTTGCGCGACATCGACGCAGAACGCCCATAACAGCTGGGGGGACAGGTCGGGGGTGTCATCGCCCGTCTCCAGGATGGGCGTCGCGTCTATGACCGCGTTGACCGAAGCCTCTTCTTCATCTTCCAGGTCATCGAGGATATCGAAAGCGGGCGGGGGCGCGGGGACAACCACCTCCACTGGCGTGGAAAACTCAGTCGCGGTCTCGTCTTTTTCCCGTATGACCCAGGCGCTGAAAGGATTTGGCATTGGGTTCCATCGCATCTGGTTGCCAGATCAAGGGTTTATATGCCACATATGGCGCGCGTGCCAAACGCGTGATATCGCCGGCCCCCGGCGATACACGCGTCCTGGAACATAGGAGGAACGCGGTTGCCGCTCGCCCAGGCCGGCCTGTCCAGCTCCTCGCCGCCCGCCCAGGCACGTTCAGCGGGCGAGCATGGCGGCTTCCTGCGCGTCATCTCTCCCTCGCAACTGGACAACCGGGACCGCGAGGCGGCGGCGTACAGGCTATCCGCGAGCCAGAGACTCCAGACGCCCGACCTGGGGTCCTGGATCCGCCAGCAATGGTGGATATTCAGGAACCACCGCAACCAGGGCAACAATCCGCTGAACCAGCGTCTGCTCCGCGCGCAGCGTATGTTCGAAGGCAAGTACGACTCGGATAAGCTGTCGCAGATCCAGGCCTTCGGCGGATCGGAAGTATATTCCAGGATCGTCGCGAACAAGAGCCGGGGCGCCACCGCCCTCCTGCGGGACGTGTACCTGGGACCGACCCGGCCCTGGGAGATCGAGCCGGTCGCCGACCCGCCCATACCGCCCGACGTGCGCGCCGCCATCATCCAGCTCATCGCGACCGAGGTGCAGACGCTCCAGATGGCCGGCCAGCCGGCCCAGGAAGAGCAGGTGCACATGCGCTACGTGACCCTGTTGCACAGCGCGCAGCAGGCCGCCCGGCGCAACGCCATGACCCAGGCCGACGCCGCCTCCGACGCCATGGACGACATGCTCAAATCGGGTGGGTTCTACCAGGCGCTGGGCGAGTTCCTCCAGGACCTGCCGCTGTTCCCCTACGCCGTGCTCAAGGGACCCGTGGTCAGGATGGTGCCCCGGCTGACCTGGATCGACCAGCGACCCAGCATGCAGAACAAGCCGGTGATGTTCTGGGAGCGGGTCAATCCGTTCGACATCTACTGGTCGCCCGGCGCCTCGGCGCTGTCCGACGCCGCGATCATCCAGCGCGTGCGCTACACCCGCGCCGACCTCAACGATCTGCTGGGCGTGCCCGGCTACGACGAGGCCGCCGTGCGCGGCGCGCTGGCCGATTACGCCAACGGGTTGCGGGAATGGCTGGACGCGCCCGACCCGGAGCAGGCCATCAACGAGGGCCGCGAGGATCCATCGCTCAACCGCTCGCAGTACATCGAGGGGATCGAGTTCCACGGCAACGTGCAGGGCGAGACCCTGCTCCAGCAGGGCGTCAGCCCGAAACTCATTCCGGACGCGGACCGCGATTACATGATCCAGAGCTGGGTCGTGGGACGCTGGACGATAAAGACCCAGATCAATCCGTCACCGAGACAACGCCATCCGTTCTACATGACGTCGTTCGAGAAGGTGCCGGGCACCGTCGCCGGGCACGCGCTGCCCGACATCCTCGAAGACATCCAGGAGGTCGCCAACGCCGCCTACCGGGCGCTGGTCAACAACCTGTCGATAAGCTCGGGGCCGCAGGTCGTCGTCAACGACGAGATGGTCAGCCCGACCGAGAACGGCGACGAGCTGTACCCGTGGAAGCGCTGGCACGTGCAGGGCGACCCCCTCGGTAATCAACGCGAGCCGGTGACCTTCTTCCAGCCGCAGTCCAACACGCAGGAACTGCTGCTGGTGATCAATTCGATGAACACCATGGCCGACGAGCAGTCGGCCATACCCAGGTACCTGACCGGCGAGTCGCTGTCGGGCGGCGCCGGGCGCACCGCCTCGGGCCTGTCCATGCTCATGGGCAATGCCGCCAAGGTGCTGCAGACGGTGGCCGCCAACGTCGATACCGACGTGCTGGAGCCACTGCTGGAGAGCTTCTACGACATGATCATGCTGACCGACACGTCGGGGTTGCTGACCGGCGAGGAGCAGGTCACCGTGCTCGGGTCCACCGCGTCGGGCAAGCGCGACACCGACCGGCAGAAGCAGCTGCAGGCGCTGCAGATCACCGCCAATCCCATCGACGCGCCGATCATCGGCGAGATCGGCCGCGCCCGCCTGCTGCGCGCGGTGTTCGAGGGCATGGGGCTGCCCGACGACATCGTACCCGACGACCAGACCCTGCAGGCCCAGATGGACGCCCAGAAGCGCCTCCAGGCGATGGGGCAGGCCATGGTGGCGCACGCCCAGGGCCAGGGCATCGACGCCCAGCATCCCGGCCAGCAGCCGGAGCAGCCCGGCCAGCCGCCTCAGAAGGGCGCTGGCGGTGGTGGCGGTGGTGGCGCGGCGCGGCCGCCGGCACCGGTGCCGCCCGGGTTCCAGGGTGGCGAGGGCAGCGCCCAGGCGCAGGGTAACCAGACACGTCTGGCGCGGCCGCCTTCGCACAGCGATTACGCGCCGCACGTCAACGCGTTCGCCGGTGGCGGGCTGCCACATGCGTGAGATGGGTTCTTCAGGAGGACGACATGGCTGACTCAGGCAACAAGATGGAAAGCGCCACCGGTTCGGCGTCGAGCATGAAGATGTCCGGCGGCGGGTCGGGCGGCGAGAACTCCGGCCCCACCGGGTCTTCGCGCCATTATCCGAAGGGCAGGTCCATCCGTAAGACGGACTGGAACCCGGAGAAGAAGCCGGCCAGCACCTACGGCATCTGCGGGGTGTGACATGGCGGGATTATCGTTCGGGTCGGGCGTGGGCGGCATGTTGTTTGGCGGTGGCGCCGCCAATGCCGGCGCCGAACCGGTCCATGTCGGCGGCGGCAAGAACGCGCATGCCGTCGACATGGGCACGCCGCACACGGGGATGAAGAACACCCTCACCAAGGGCGATCCCCTGGCGCGGTCGATGGGCCACTATGGCAAGAAATCCGATCCGCTGTCGCACATACGCGGCGGCATGGGCGGCATGAAGCGTATCCGGGGCGGCCTGGGGCCCGGCAAGCTCGGCACGGCGGGCGCGTCGGACAAGGATTACAGTATGAAAAACACGGACCTGGAATGATTGATGAGCGACCGTGGTGGCGCCGCGTGCTTGATGGGTGCTGGGGCCAGTGTCCGTGCCGGCATTACGAGGACGCGGGCGGCTGCGGCGGCCAGTGTATCCGTTGCGGTAAGATCGTGGGTTATGTCACCAGGGCCCGATTGCGGGCGTATTTGGAGCGATCAAGGACGTGAGCGTTAATCTCGGATCGGAAGCCGTCACGGCGATCAAGGAACTGCGGGGCAACCCGCATTTCGAGCGGTTCCTCGACGCTTACGAGGTGTTCGCGCAGAACATGATGATCTCCTCGCTCGACGCCGACGTCACCACGCGCGTCGACAAGAGCGCCTACGCGCGCGGATTTCTGCACACCTGGCAGGCGATGGACTCGGCGTTCAACGACAAGCACGTGAGCCAGTCGAAGATGACCGTGTCGAGTAAAAGGGTTGGGGTGAATGTCTGAGACCAACTACGCGCCGCATATCCCCGACGCGGTTCGACGTGCATCGGCCCGCGCCGATGAGCTGGCGCGCGAGGCCGGCGTCGCCAATGTCCGCCCCCTGGACGAGGGCGACGCCGGGGAGGGCGTCACTCCGGTCGTGAATGGCGAGGAGGAGACCCCGGGCCAGCCGTTCGAGCTGACGCCGCCACCGGAACCGGAACCATCAAGGCAGCAACCCACGGTGGACTGGGAGCAGCGTTATAATACGTTGCAAGGTAAATATAATTCAGAGATCCCCGAGTTGCGCGGCCAGATAAACTCGTTACAGACAATGATCGCGCAGATGAATGTCCAGCCCAGGCGCGCCGAGGAGACGTTCGAACAACCACGGACGCGCCCCTTGCCGCCGCCCGTGCGCGAGATCCCGCGCGAGGACGTCGACACCTATGGCCAGGACCTGATCGAGGCGACGCAGCGCTGGACCGAGGCCAGACTGGCGCCGATGATCCAGGACCTGGAGCGCCGCGTGCTGTCCGTCGAGGGCGGCAACCAGCAGCTGGCGAGTTTCTCCATGCAGAACCGCGTCGACGCCGCGCTGGCGCGTGACATACCGGATTGGGACGTGATCAATCACGACCCCAACTTCATCCTCTGGCTCGACCAGATGGATATGTTCAGCGGTCGGAAGCGTAAGCAGATGATCGATGAAGCCTACAACGCGGGCGACGCCGCCCGCACAGTCGCTTTTTTCCGAGCGTACAAGAACGAGCAGACCGTGGTCGGCCAGAGGCCGGGGATACAGCCAGTCCAGACCGAGGTGACCCCTCCGGCGGACCGGTTACCCCTCGCTGATCTGGCGGTGCCGGGTCGAGGCCGAGCGGTCTCGTCGCCAGCGCCCGGCGCTCCCGAGCAACGCATCTGGACGGCGGCTGATGTAAACTCCTTCTACAGGCAAAAGCAGCAAGGTCGCTGGACGGGACGCGAGGCGGAAGCCGACCGTATCGAACGCGACATCATCGCCGCGCCCATGGAAGGACGCTTCCGTCAGTCATGACAATCATGCGTATGAAAGGAGCGGCCTCCAATGGCCATCACCATAGCAGCCACCCCGTGGGCTGGCGCCAACCAGACGCCCGCCTACCACGGCACGTTCATTCCCGAGATCTGGTCCGGTAAGCTGATCGAGAAGTTCTATTCCGCCACCGTGTTGTCGGCCATCGCCAACACCGACTACGAAGGCGAGATCAAGAACCAGGGCGACGTGGTGCATATCCGCACCAAGCCGACCATCACGATCCGCGATTATCAGGTCAACCAGGACCTGCTGATCGAGCGGCCCAGCTCCAACATCGTCGACTTCACCATCGACAAGGCGAAGTACTTCAACGAGGCGCTGGACGACATCATGGAGGTGCAGAGCGACATCAACCTGCTCTCCCTGTGGTCCGACGATGCCTCGGAGCAGATGAAGATCGTCATCGACACCGACGTGCTGACCACCATCGACGCCGGCATCGTCGCCGCCAACAAGGGCGCCACGGCGGGGCGCATCTCGCTCAACATCAACCTGGGCGCCACCGGCGCGCCCATCGCGGTGACCCCGCTCAACGTCGTCGACAGCATCGTCGACATGGGCACCGTGCTGGACGAGCAGAACATCCCGGAGACGGGGCGCTGGCTGGTCATCCCGCCGTGGGTGGCGGCGATGATCAAGAAGTCCGACCTGCGCAACGCATCCATATCGGGCGACGGGGTGTCGATGACGCGCAACGGGCGCCTGGGCATGATCGACCGCTTCACGCTCTACTCGTCCAACCTGCTGCCGACGGCGGCCGAGGGCGCGGCGACCGCGTTCCGCGTGTTCGCCGGGCACCCGCACGGGCTCACCTTCGCCAGCCAGATCACGAAACTTGAGCAAATGAGGAGCGAACGTTCGTTCAGTACGCTGCTTCGTGGGCTCCAGGTATACGCCAGTAAGGTTCTGGATGGTATAGCAATTACAGAGCTTTACGCAATCCGAGGCTGAGTTTTATATCCCTGATGACTTTTGCATCTTTACACTTTCGGTTAGGTTGGTTATATAACCGACTTCACCAAGGAGTGAGGACCAGCAAATGGCATCAGGGGTATATTTCATCCGCCACCGGGAGAGCGGAAAGATGTATGTCGGCATCGCGACACGGATCGATCACAGGCTGAAGACACACCAGTGGAAGCTGGAACGGGGTGAGTCGCATAACTCACGCCTGGCCGCCGCGTTCAAACATTCGGGCGGCTGGGATGCGTTCGAGACTGGTATATTGGAAGAATGCCCGGTCGAGTTCCTGGAAGCGCGGGAGCAGCATTGGGTAAATACGCTGAAGCCAGGTTATAATATTCGTTACGTGGTGACGTCTAACAGAGGTGCCGTGTTCTCAGCTGAAGCTGTTACACGTAAACGTGCGTGGGCTTCTGAACCAGCGAATAAAGAGTTGCTCGCTGAACGGCTGGCCTACGGACGCAAGGTTCGTTGGGAGGCACCCGGCGCCGCCGAACGTCAGAGTGAGATGATGAGCGCCGTGCGCGCGAAGAAGCGCCGCACCCAGGAAGACATCGAGGCGATGATCGCCGCCGCCAGCCCGCATTGGATGCTTCAATCGTTGGCTGGCACCAAGACCAAGGACAAGATCACGATCCATTGCGCGAAGCACGACGCGGTGCATAGCGTGACGGTGAACATGCTGGTGTCGCGCCAGCAAGGATGCCGTGCCTGTGGGTTCGAGCGGTCGTCGGAGAAGCAGAAAGGCATCGTGAAGCCGTCATTGGTCGCGCGGTGGGATCGTCAGGGACGTAAGACCGACGCGGACCTGAAAGCCTGGAAACGAGATTACGACCGTAGTTACCGCCTCCGACCAAAAGGAGTTGTCATGGCGAAACGTGTTTACGAAGGCTCGCCCGCCGACATCAAAAAGGACAAGGCGGGCGCCAGGAAGATGGGCGTCTCGATGAAAGCCTATGAGAAAACCCCACGCGACCGCGCCGAGGACAAGGCCGGCCAGCGGCAGATGTATGGGAAGCGCAAATGAAACGGCCCACGACGTTGCCCGGTATGAAGTCCAAGGCCTCTCCATCCAAATCCGGTGGCGGTGGTGGCCGGCCACCGCCTTCCAGGGGCGCGCTGCCCACGGCGCCCCTGCCGCCGCCCGGCATGGGCCTGGCCGGTGGCGGCGGCGGTCCGGTGGCGGGCGCGCCAGGGGCTCCCAGCGGCTCCGGCTCGCCCTCCGTGCCGCCTTCCCCGCCCATGGGGTTCCGCAAGGGTGGCAAGGTGGGCAAGGTCATGAAGGGGAAGGGCCGTGGCCGTTAAGCGCAAACGCCGGGGTTACGCCGAGGGCGGCGAGGTGGAGGACACCAGCAAGGACAGTGGCTACTCCTCCTGGTCGGGCGACGATGACGAGGATCCCAACAAGCCGAAGATCAAGGGCGGCGGCAGCTTCGCCGGCGGCTTCGCCAGTGGTTTCACGGGTGTGCTCGGCAGCGCGATGGGTGGGATGATGGGCGGCGCGGGCGGCGCGGGCGGGATGATGGGGGGCATGATGGGGGGCAAGGCCAAGGGTGGCCCGGTGAAGCGCGTGATCAGGAGAAAGCGCTGATGGCCAAGAAACCCCCGCCGCGACGGCGCGGCTACGACATCGGCGGTTCCGTCGACTATGACCCCAACGCGCCGCGCATCAGTGGCAGCAGCATGGGCGACAGCATATCCAGTTCGTTCAGCAACACGATGTCCAGCGCCACGAAGGGGAAACGGATCTACGACCAGCTGAGCAAAGCGGGGAGGTCAAAGGATGACCCGAACGCGCCGGTGCCATCCCGCTACGATCAGACCAGGGCGATGAACGACGATCTGACGTCCGGGGTTTACGCGCGCGGGGGTAAGATCAGGCACACGGCGGGGCCCAGGATAGGCAAGGACGATGGGCTCATACCGGCGCAAAAGGGCGAGTGGGTCATCCGCAAATCGGCGGTCAAGAAGCTCGGTTCCAAGGTGCTGGGGCAGGTCAACAAAGGACGTTTGCCTCATAGCAGAGGGCGTTGATCCATGGCGCGCACGTTCGGCACCCTCATCGGCGAGGCCCGCACCCTCTTGCAAGATAAACTTGGCACCAACGGTGGCGCGCTGAGATACACCGACGACGAGATGTTCGAGTCCATCAACGCGATGCTGGCCGAGGTGCGCACCAAGCGGCCGGATCTGTTCCTGCCCATAGGGTTGCGCAAGGCGCTGGCGTTTTACAGTTCCGCCACCGACATGAACGTGGCGTTCCCACTCGATACCAGCTGCTATTCCGCGTTCGTGTATTACCTCGTGGGCCGCGCGGAACTGCGCGAGGATACCTTCAGCGACGACAGCCGCGCCGTCAGCCTGATGAACAAATCGCTTTCGCAATTACTCACCATATCGAGTTAGGGGCAGCGCATGACACCTGGCCGGTTGCCCCTGTCCCTGTATCGCGGCGATACCTACCGCTGGCAGTTCAAATTGTGGCTGGACACCGCGCGCACGCTGCCCGCCGACCTGTCGGGCGCTTTCGCGCTGGCGCAGATCCGCGACAAGGCCGGCGGCACGCTCATCGTGTCGATGTCGTGCACGGTGACCGTGCCCAATTTCATCGACATGGTGCTGTCGGCGACCGACTCGGCGAAACTGCCGAACTCCGGCGCCTGGGATCTGCAGGTCACCTACGCCTCGGGTGACGTGGCGACCGTGCTGGGCGGTCCGGTCAACACCACCGCCGACGTTACCACCGCCGCCGCCGTGACCACCGCCGTGGCGCCCGCGCGACTCGTGGCGGCGCGGCGATGAGCGGTAACGATGTCATAGCCATCGACGTGACCCTGCTGCCGATGGTCTGGTCGGTCGACGTCGAGGTGGATGACGGCGCGCCATTGCTGGTGGATGTGTCCATGGGTGGCGCGCCCGGCGAACCGGGCCCGCCCAGCACCGTCCCAGGGCCGCCTGGGCCGTCCGGCCCGCAGGGTGCCCAGGGCGAACCGGGTACGCCCAGCACCGTCCCAGGACCGCCTGGGCCGGCCGGGGCGCAGGGTGCTCAGGGCGTGCCCGGCACGCCGGGCACCGCCGGGCCGCAGGGCACCGCCGGGCCGCAGGGACCGCAGGGCGCGGCCGGCACCGGGATCAACATCAAGGGGCAGGTGCCGAACGTGGGTTCGTTGCCGCCCACCGGCAATTCGGATGGTGACGCTTACGTCGTCCAGGCCACCGAGGACCTGTGGATCTGGGACACCGAGACCGGCACATGGATCGACGCCGGTCCGATCCAGGGTCCGGCCGGGCCGCAGGGCGCGCCGGGACCGGCCGGGCCGCAGGGCACCGCCGGGCCGCAGGGACCGCAAGGCGCCACCGGTGCGCAAGGCACCACCGGTTTCATCACCGAGCCGGTGGGCGCCGGCACGTTCGGGCGCGTGTCCACCGGGGCGTGGCAGCGCAGCGTGGCGCTGAGCGGCGATACGATGACCGGCGGGCTGACCGTGGGCGGCGACCTGCGGGCCAACGGTTGGCTGATCGCCGCTTACAATACCAACCAGACGCCACCCCCGGACCCACTCGGCCCCGCCGGCGCCTACATCGGCTGGAACCACACGCAGGGCGGCGGCGAGGTGAATTTCTACAACAGCTACAATTCGGGAGGTACCAGTTTCGACTGGCGTCAGGTCACTGGCGTGAACGCTGAAAAAACCCTGATGCGTCTTCGGTCTGATGGCTATCTGTATCTGAGCGGTAGCGGCGTCTCATACAACGTGCTGACGGCTGGGCAGAACTTCATCGGGTTTGGTTGGACGGGGAGCGCCGTGCGCGCCTTCGTGGATGGTATCCCCCAGGGCGACCTCGCCTTCCAGAGCTGGGTCACCGACAACTTCGCGCCCTCCAGTGGTGGCTCCTACGTCCTGAAATCCGGCGACACGATGACCGGCAAGCTGGTCCTGTCCGGTGACGCGGTGCAACCTTTGGAGGCGGTCGCGTGGCGGCAGATCCAGGCGCTGCAGCCTTACCAATGGGTCAAACGCGGCCCCGGGCTGTATGGTTTCCGCTACTGGTCCACGTGGTATACCAACAACCTGGGCAAGGCGATATACCTCAGTATCCTTCTGAACGGACAGACCGGACCGACCGTCGAGCTGCGCATCAATAACGTCGCGACGGACATTCTGGCGCGCGCCGTTTTCACCATGCCCCTGAGTTCCACGACGAGCCAAACCCTGTTCGCGATGATACCGGCCGGGACGACCTATAGTCTCTGGGGCGGCGCCAACGCGACTGCGGGCACGATGAACTTCATCGAAGCCTGGTGGGAGACGCTGTGATGGACGTTCCACGGTGATGACAGCATGTGAGGAGTTTGGAAATGAGTGAGATACAACAGGATATCCTGTCCCTGCCGGCGATGGTGACGATGCCCGTCGGCCGGTGGAACCAGATCCTCGAAGCCCTGGGCGGCCATCCCTGGCGCGAGGTCAACCCGTTGATCGTGGACATCCACCGCCAGATCGAGGACGCGGTGAAGGCACGCCACGAGCCACCGAAAGCGCGCTCCGAGCCGACGGGCGTGACGCCGGCCATGCTCATGACGCGGGAGCCACGGGCATGAGTGGCAGCGTATCCGGGTCGTCGCCGAACTGGATAGCCGGGTACGTGCCGCCGGCTACCGAGTGGAACAACCTGTGGGCGGGCAAGGCGGACCGGACGTCTCCGGCGTTCACCGGCGCGCCGTTCCTGCCCCTGGGGGGCGGCACCATGAGCGGCGCGCTCAACCTGCGCGCGGGCGCTCCAGGCGCGAACGAGGCGATCAGCAAAAGCTACGCGGACGCGCACTATGCGATCATCGGAAGTGGTTCCGGTGGGCCCATCACCGGTTCCTCCGGGGATTTCGCGGTCGGTGGCAACCTGTCCGTCGCCGGCTCCTCCACGCTCAACGGCGCCACCACGGTCAACGGCGTCCTGTCGGCCTCCAGCGGGCACATCAACGGTAATTTCAGTGTCGGAAGTAAGTTCTCCATCGACAGCGTCACCGGTCAGCTGAGTTCCGGCGCCATCACCGCCGCCCAGAACATCCTCGCTTCGACCTCGGGTATCGGTCTTCCGTGTGTCTCGGTCTATTCCAGTCATATCCCTTCCGGCGGTGGTCCGTCCGGTGGTGGCATGTGGGTCGATCACACCACCAGCGTGACGGAAGACAATCTTATCCTGGGCTCGGTCGACTCTTCCGGAGCCCCCCTGGTGCCATGGTTCGGTGTCCACCTTAACACGCTGGGCCTGTTCTCCACCGGGGACGTGTTCTTCACCATGGCTGGTGGGGCGCTCTGGTTCGGTAACCTCACCACCTGGGTGCTGAACTCGCCGACCGCGCAGAAACCTGGTGGGGGAACCTGGGCGGCGTCGTCGGACGAACGGATCAAGCGGGATGTCGTGGGTTATGATCAAGGGCTGGGCGCCATCCTGGCGCTGCGTCCGGTGCGTTATCGCTATCGGGATAACTGGTCCCGCAGTGGTCAGCGCGAAGGCCGGCTATCCGACGAACAGGACATTGAATACGTTGGCCTGGTCGCGCAGGAAGTCGAGGCGGTCATGCCCGAGATGGTCGGACGTATCGAGGCCGAACTGGATGGCGTGGGCCCGGTCGATGACTTCCGCACGCTGAACACGACGGCGCTCACGTTCGCGCTGGTCAATGCCTGCAAGGAACTGGCGGCGCGCGTGACCGCGCTTGAGCAACCGTAAGGCACGCATATGTCGTCCACTCTCATCAACCGCCCGGAAGCCAGGACCACCTTCAGCTCCGCGATTGGCGAGTTCGTCATCGGGTTCAGCCCGATTGAACGAACCGTCGGCGGTGGCGGTGGTCCGGTCGAACCCGACGTCGATACCGGTCCGGGTGGTCCCGCCGATGGGTCGGTGGGTACCACGGGCGGCTTCGACCGGCTCTACGACAACATCCAGACGCTGCTGCCGGCGATCACCCTGCCGGTCATCCAGATGGAGTTGTGGAACGCCATTCAGGAGTTCTGCATCCGGAGCACTTACTACCGGAGTAAGATCAACTGGGTGATGGGGCCGGGCGTCAGCACGGTGGACTTCAATCCGTTCAACGCCGAGATGAGCGTGGTCTGGGTCCTGTACGCGCACGGCCTGACGCACTGGGAGATCAATCCGCCGGCGCAACTGGTGGATTTCATGACGCCAACGGCGCAACGTTCCGGCTGGGCACTGGTGGCGCTGCGTCCCATACGCTTCGACGTGATCAGGCTGAACGTGCTCCCCGAGCTGTTCACCACCTGGTTCGAGACCATGCTGGACGGCACCATCGCGCGACTGTACGCGATGCCGGCCAAGCCGTGGTCGGCGCCGCAACTGGCGCAGTACCACGGCACGCGGTTCCGCCAGGGCATGATGCGTGCCCGCGATATCGCCGAGCGGCTGCACTCGCACCAGCAGTCGCCACGCCGTGCCTTCCCGTACTTCGCGCATGGGAGGCGGAAGCAATAAATGTTGGTAGAGCGCATCAACAAAGAGACCACCGACATCGCGCGTATCGTGGGCGATATGCTGTGGTGGCTGGATCCGGGTGAGACGATCACGGAAATCCTGTCCCAGGAGATCATCCAGGGCATGTCCGGCTGGTCGGAGGCGCCCTATCCGCCGCCCAACAGTCCACCGGCTTATGACCCGACACCCGTGATGATACGCGACGCGGAGATGGACGCGTCCAGCACGCAGATTATCGTGTTCACCGAGTTCGGCACGCCGGGCCTGGCATACACGTTGCGGTTCGTGCTGCGGGGGACGTCGACCAGGGAAGTCACCATCGAGCTTGGCGTGCAGGTCACCGGCGTCCCTCCGGTGCGACCCATGCCGTTGCCGCCGCCCGACCAGGGCGCGGGAGGAGGGTCCAACGCGGCGTATCTGAACATCCTGGGCGGTACCATGCAGGGACCGCTTTACCTGT